CACGTTGCCCGTGGATCCAGCCGACGACTGCGCTCGTGTACCGAGCGCCATCGTCTCCTGGGCGAACCGGCTGGTGTAGTTGCTCGGCATCGTCCACGAGCCGCCCCAGTAGTTGGTAGCGCACCAGACGATCAGCCGATTGCTCCCGGTCGTGGTCACTGAGACGGCGGGCGTTTCGTCGTCGAGCGTCGAGTTGTCGTCAGCGTCGTAGACGTCGATGAACGAGCCGCTGGACGCCACACCCGTGAAACGGGCCAGCAAGATACGGGCGTAGCACGGTTCCTGCCAGGTGAACGAGTACAGGTCGTCCGACCCACCGACCCGCTTCCAGAAGCAGTGCAACGCCAGCGGAGTATCGTCGTCGGGGTCCGGGTCGGTCACGGCCCCGGACCCCAGCTCCGTCCAACCCGCGGGCGGATCGACCGGATCGTCACTCTCCTTCGCCAGGAAGACGAGCAACCCCTGACCGGTAACGGCAGTGGCGTGCTTGTTGATCGCCAGACCCGTAGTGTCGTAGCCGTCGACAGTGGTGACCTGGGCAAAACCGGGAGTTGCCATCAGAGCCCCTTGACGTACGCCACGACGTGCCAGCGCTCGTCGGAAGCGTTGTAGATGCAGCCGATGTAGTCGGTCGTACCGGACGACGTAGCAGTCAGCGACGTGATGCTTGAACCGAACTTGAACCCGCCGGTGCTCGTGCTGAGCGTCAGCGTCCGGGATCCACCGTTCGCGTAGTGAGCGATCACGATCATCCGCCCGTCGATCGCGTTCGTCGGCGCAGCGACCGTGCGGTTACCCGAGGCCGACAGCCGGAAAAGCCGCCCCGCGGCCGCGTCGATGTTCACGGTCGCGGCGTCGGTCAGGGTGACCGGCGCAGGCACCGGGTTGGCCGCCCACACCAAACCTGTGGTGGTGGTGGAGTCGGCGGTCAGCACCCCACCGTTGTTCCCGACTGCCAGCCTGTCCACGGTGTCATCAGCGACACCGACCAGCAGGTCACCCTTGGCGTTGACCACCTCGCCAAGGCTCGCTGCGTTCTCCAGGTCAGCCAGTAGCTGGTCGTGCTCGACGAGCGTTTCGTCAACCTGAGTAAGCCAAGCCGCGGTAACCGGAGTCTCCTCGGACGGGAGATCCTGCCACGGAGTGGCTGGAGGAGTGTACGGCACTATCCGCGCCTAGCCTTTCGCAAATTGGACCGGTTAACCAGTTTCGCGAGACCGTTCTGGTCAAGCTGCACCTGCCAACCGGAAAGAGCCTCAGCAACCCGATCAGAAATCGATCCGAAGTCGTCGGTCTCCACGGCAGCCGTGAAGTCCGACCGAAACGCCGTCGCAGTCACACTGCTAAGGCGATCGATAGACCGCAGAGCGTCCGGAACACCACCCACCAGGGACTCGGCGAATTGCTGCCCGACGTTCGTCGGGCGGAACGCCCAGATGATATCCTTGGTGATGTCCTGAATCGTGATCTTGACCTGCTTGTACTCCTTCTCCAGACCGTAGTTGAAGCCCTCCATAATGGCCCTACCGTGGCGGCGCAGGAGCCTACGGTCGTACGAGACAGGGCCCTTGTTGGCCGAGATCCAGCCCGCGATTCCGCCAACGAACGACTTGACGTTCTCCCAAGCCGACTTGAGGCCGTTCAGCAGGCCGTTGATGATCGACTTACCGGCCTCGACGAGCAGATTCCCCAGGTCACCAAGAGCCGACCTGATCTTGCCCGGGATTTCGCGGAAGAAATTGACGACCTCGTCCCACTTCGTCCGGATCCAGCGGACGACCTCGGTCATCCACTGTGCCATGTTCTGCGGCAGGTCCCGGAAGAAGTTGATGATCCCTTCCGTAGTCGCGATCGCACTACGGATGTGGTCGCTCATGGCATTGAACTGCGTCTTGGCAATTTCAATGCCCTGCTTGATAACCCCAGCGAACCATTCGATCGCCGGGGCGACGACATCCCGGAAGAACCCGGCCATCAGCAGGAGGACCGGAATGACGGCCACATTGATGCAGTCGACCAGCAGAGGCAGAGCTACGATGGCCGCCTCAAGGATGACCGGGACCAGCGGCATGAGGGCGTTGACCAGCGCGCCAAAAGCCTGCACCAACGTCGGAATCAGCGGTGCGAGAGCCACGATCGCACCGGTCAGGTGCTCCGAGAGCACCGCACCGATGTCTCGAATCACCGGCTGCATATTCTGCAGAACGGGCACCAGAGCCTGGCCGAACTGCTCGACCACAGGGCCCAGGACATCCAGCAGTGGCGCCAGAACGTCCGCGACGTTCATCAGCAGATCCGCGATGATCGGTAGCAGCGGCTGCAATCCGCGCTGCAGCGCGTCGACGAACCGCTGAATCGGCGGACCCAGGGCCGCGAAAACCGGGCCGAGAACCGAACCCAGCTGCCCGACCAGCGTAAGCACGAGATCCGAGAATGCCGTCAGAATCGGCATCAGGCCCACGAAAAGATCTGTGAAACCGTTGATGAACGTCGCCAACGGCCCGGAGAGCATCGGCATGAACTGAATGCCGACCTCCATGATGCGGATGAACGCATCACCCAGCGCATCAACGACCGGTGCAAGCGACTCGATCGCCTTGGTAATGGCGCCCGACTCGTTCAGCCGGTTCACCATGTTCTCGAAATTAATGGCGTACCGGTTGATCGAATCACCCAGCACATCGAACGAAGACGACCCAGCCAGCGCGAGCGTCATGAACGCTCGCGTACCGGCCTCCGCGGCAGGCTGGATCTGCTTCATGAAGTTGCCGGTGTTCTGGAGGATCGTGTTGATCGTCTGGATCCCCTCGGCGGTATTCAGCACGCCCGTGATCGACTTCGCGAACCCGGTGATGCCCGAAACAACCGAGTTGATGCCCGGCATCAGTCGCGGCAGGATCTGCGCGATGTCCTGAACCACCGGCTTCAGGCCCTTCTCGAAAGCGGCCGAAACCTGAGACTTCATCCGGTCCAGAACCGGCGTCAGGGACTCGAACGATCGCTTGATGCCGTCCATACCCAGATAGACGACACCCGCGAGAGCGCCAAACATGCCGACCAGCGACGGCAGCGCCGCTAGCAGCGTAGCCACCAAAGCCACGACCGGGGCTATGATTGCGGCGATCGCGCCAGCCAGCAGTAATGTACTGGCGCCCATCCCGCCACCGCCGAAGCCGCCCAGCCCGCGGCTGTTGAACCGGACCGGAATCTCGACGTCCAGACCCGCCTGTGCCCGGCGGATCAAGAGCATCAGCTCGGCCCTCAGAACCTGAACGGACGGGACCCACTCGACGCGGATCTGCGCTGTAATCCCCTGGGCGGCCAGCCGGACAGTGTCCCGCAACTGGCGGCGCAGGCCCGTTGCATCAACCGAGAGTTCGACGTCCGCTTTAAGGTCCGCAGTGGCCCTACGGATCTCCTCGCGGGCTTCCCGGCGGAAACGCGACACGTCCGGGACAACGCGGACCGATACGCGCCCGATTTCCGGGCCGCCCGGACCTCCACGGGCCATTGATTACCCCTACTTTCGCTTAGCCATATAAGCGCGGCGCGCCATCGCCGCGAACAGGCTGCTCTTCTGATCGCTCTTCGACTTCTCCGGCCTCCACACGGGATCGGGCTTCTTGGCCTTACGCTTAGAATTGGCCTGGACGAAGGCGTAGGTCAGGCTATTGACCCCGTCCACCAGAGCGGCCAGCAAGTAGCGATCCGGATTCCAGCCTATGAATTGCGGGCCACCGCGTACCTGCGAGTAGAAAGCCGACTCGACCGGCAGGCCCTTAACGAGGGCCAGAACCTCCCGGGGCGTGTAGCCCGCCCCCGGCTTGGTGATGTCCCTCAGGTTCAGGCCGTAGACCTGCTGAAACGACACGAACAGACTCTCGCCGTACTTGTCAATCAGTTCGGCGAGGTGTCGGCTTCCCCCAGCTGCGTACCCTCCGTGTAGAGATTGACGATCTTGATTCCGATAGCCAAGTCGCCACCCAGGACCTCGACCAGCTTCCCGCCCTTACCGTCCTCAGGCAGGGCCCGGAGCATCGCCCAGACCGCATCGGACAGCTTGGACAGAGCCTCGATCGAGATTTCCTGGTCCTCGGAGCCCGCCTCCGCCTTGATGGCGTCGAGCGTGTCAAAAACCGTCTTCCGCTCGTCATCCGTCAGGCGAAAAAGATGGCGCAGCTTGAACGTCTCACGGCCGTACGTGAGCGTGACCGGAGCGAACTCCTTCTCGACGTCGGCCTTCAGGTCTTCCAGAGAGTACGAGTTAGACACGGTTGGACCCTTTTTGTCGTGACAATGCTTTATGGACCCATGAAAAAAAGAAGAGGGGCGCGGCGGGTCCAGGCCGCGCCCCCCAGCTCGTCAGCTGCTCTCGTCGTCCGGGTTGACCGCAATGTCCTCCGAGATCCAGCGGTACAGCTCGTGGTTACCGTCTTTCAGGAAGGTCGCCCGCAGCGGCAGGGCTGCGAACTCGTCGACGGACATCTGGATGGCATCCTCGCGTCGGATGCTGACCTTGCGGGCGTAGAACGCGATCTTCGCGTCACCGTCGGTGATGACCATGCACAGCGCCAGCTCCGTACCGCTCGTCGGGGAGCCCATCACCAGGAACTCGCCCGGCAACGCCAGCGGGTCGTTGTCCGCCCCGTAGTACAGGCTCAGCCCCCGACGGTCGAACTGGTGCAGCTGGAACGTCACATAGTCGACCGCAGGCTCGGTCGTGACCTCACGAAGAGCCTCGTTCTGCCAGGTACCACGGGTCTCGGTGTCACCACCCTCAAACCCGAACTCGGGGAGATTCTCGCGGGACGTGTGACCGATGTGGTCCCACGGGAGCGACAGACCCACGGCAGGCGTGAACGCCGAGATGTCCTGCGGCGTCGGAGCGGTCGTGCCAACGGGTCCAACGTAGATGTCGCCCCTGGCCGCCGTAAACAGGCTGTTGTTATCGAGCGCCATATTGGGATTTACTCCTTATTGCGGCGAGGACGAGCGCCGAGCTGCATCAGCGCCTGAATTCGCCAGGTATCCTCGAACGGGCTATCGAACTGCGTTGGACCCATTGTTTCGAAATACGAGTGCAGATAGCCGTGTTCAGTAACAGTCTGGTTTTCGACCATCTCGTAGATGATCTGTCGAGCGTCCAGAAGAAGGTCTTCGCACTCGATCAAGCCCGCGTCGTGGTACGCCGTCAGCTCGATCACTGCGAAGTCAATCCGCCCGATGGAGGGGTGAAGCCCGGGACCGCCCAGACGCCGAACGTTGATAATCGGGTACGTGCGATGGTCGATATCCTCGACCCACGATCCGACCTTGACGCCTGGCAGGCCATCCCTGAGGGCCGGAATGACGATCCTCTGGACGCGACTGATGTCGCGATCAACCATTAGAGACCAGTGTGGGTTCGGTAAGCGGAAGTGAGGATGTACAGACCCTCGACGTACTTGCCCGACCGGTTGTGGATATGCCCGAATTCGATGGACATCGCGTTACCGCGAGACCACGAACCATCCGGGCGCTGGTGCGGAAGGTCCACCAGGCACACGAGCGCGTCCAGCCGCCCGTACCGGGCGTTGAACGTCTCCAGAACCTCGATCCGGGCGTTACCCTCGTACCGGTGCCGGGCCAGGTTGGCCCGCGCGGTCGCAGCGAACCGGTTGGCGTGGGCCGTCACGGACGCACGAACGCCCGGAAGGCGACTCGTGATCTGCCGAACCGCCCTCTCGGACTTCATCTGAACGGTCATCACGCCCTCCGGATCGTGTAGTCGACGTGCGCCGTTCGCGGAGACCCGTTGTAGACCTTCGCGTCACCCACGAGCGACCATCGCTGCCCGCGCCACTCGATCTGGGCCTGAGCGCCCAGAATCGTCGGGAAAGTACGAGGAAGCCGGAGGCGGTAGTTCGCCTCCGACTCATAACCCTCGTTGTCCTGCTCGGCGCGGCGTCCCGAGGTACCGGACGCTGCGGCAACCTGGATCACAGCCTTGGCAGGCTGTCCTACCGAAGCCGCCTTGGTCTTCGTGTTACCGTCCTCGTCCACCTCGACGATCTCGTGGTAGATGACGATGTCCTCGATACCCTTATCGAGGAGGGACATCAGGAATCACCCCACCACACCGCCTGGCCGTCCTCGTACTGCGAGCCAGAGCCGCCATCGCCGCCGGGCGTACCGCACGGCTGGCACCACGGAACAGGCAGTGACGCCTGAACCGTGAAGATCGACCGGCCCACGCCCAGCATCCGCCACTCCTCGGGAAGCAGCGACAACCGACCAGAGACGGTCGACCAGTTCAGCGTGTACGAATAGTTCCCGTCGGTCTCCCCGACCACGCCGTCGGGGTTCTTCAGGATCCGCATAACGGCGTCGGCCTCGATCATCGCGACCAGGTCAGGCGAGATCTTCCCCTGCACGACCTTCGTGTGAAGGTCCGGGATACGCGACAGGATCAGCAGCTCAACGTCGTTCAACCGAACCGTGACGATCGTCTTTTCCGAATCGTCCAGCTCGCGGCCCATGCGGGCCTCAATGTCTTCAACGGAGGCGTAGGCCACCCCTACACCTCCCTATCAGACAGGATCCTTCTTGGACACGCGGCGCCGGGTCTTCACCTCAGAAGCCTCGGGAGCAGCCTCGGGGGCGGGAGCTGGAGCATCCTCCAGCTCCCGCCAACCCTGACGCTTCAGATGCTCACCAAGCTCCGGACTGGTGGAAACCCGGACGCCAGTAGGTGAGATCAAGCGCATTTTAATCAGCTGCTCTCGTCCGCGACCTCGTACGCAACAAAGGCGTTCGGGTCATTCACGTACCAGCCGAAGGTAGCCTCGGCCAGCACGGCGATCTGGTTGGTCTGCCACAGGTTGATGGTCTCCCCGGCCTCGTCGACAAGGCTCGCCTGGTCCGAGATACGAACCGAGATCGCGTCGGCGTAGCCGTAGCACAGCTGCGACCAGTCGCCCGCGAGCACCTTCACGTTGGTACCGGCGTTGTTACCGATACGGCCGCCGACCACGCGGTGGAACGAGGTCGGGATGCCCAGCAGGCTACCGACACCCCCGCTGTAGAGGTTGATCTCCGACCCGGTCGACGGAACGCCACCCGGGTTGAACAGCGGGGTACCATCCGACCGGCGAATGGTCATCAGGTCCGGGCGAATCGACGGAACAGCAGCCATGTGGGTAACCTCGTAGTTACCCGGGCCGTTGTTCTCGTCGGTAACCATCTTCCAGCCAGCGATGAACTGGTCGATAACGTCACCAGGCCCAGCAGGCGCGCTGAAGTCCAGCGTGACGCGGTTCTGCGTGGCGTTGATGTAGGAGTTGTTCGAGATACCCACCAGCGGGGTGCCACGCAGCGCGTCCCGACCGTGCACGACGGCCAGGTCCGCGGCGCGAGCGATCGCGCCCGACAGCTTGGTGGTCAGCTGCGAGTAGTAACCCTCCGGGTTGGTCAGCGCGTACTCGCGAGACACCGTGACGATCACGGCGAGCTTGATGGGCATGAAGCCCTTGCGGGACCCGTAGGTCACACCCGCCAGAGGCTTACGCGCACCCTCACGAGACTCCAGTGTCGTGCCACCGACCTGACCGGCCTCCGGGAAGGTCCCATCGACCGTCACGAAGGTCTCGTTCAGCGAGACCGGGACCCGCTGACCAAGGGTCATCAGGATGGACTGCTGCTCGGCCTTGGAGAAGATGTCCCCAACGACAGTCTCCGGCAGCATGTCCGAAGGCATAAGGCTCAGGCGACCCTGAACGCCCGGACCAATGTGAGCGGCAAGATTCTCAGCCATTTAGTTCTAAGTCCTATACTGAAGGACCGGCAAGACGGCCATACACCAGGTTCGCGAACTCCCGAGCACCCTCGGAGAGGTTCTTGTTTGTGAAGGCCACACCGGCATTACCTGCACCCTGCGACCGGTCGGTCGCAGGCTGTTGCTGGACAGTCCCCAGAGCCGGGGCCAGATCAGCGGCGAGCTTCTTTGCGTCCTCGCGAAGCTCGTCCTCCGTGTTCCCGACAAGCCGGGGAGCGTACGAAACAGCCTTTTCGCCAGGAATACCTGCTTCGAGCGCGATCTGGAGCTTCTTGGACTCCATTGAGGCAGACTCGGCGGTCTTCTTGACCTCTGCCAGTTCGGTCTGAAGGCCAGCCAGCTTCTCGTTAGCAGCCGTAAGCTCCTGCTGAAGCTGGTTCTTCTTCACGCGATGATCGGCAGCTTCCTGCCGAAGGTTCGCGATGTACTCCTGGGCCCACTGCGGAAGATCCGAGATCTGGGTGACCGGGGGAGTAGGCGTGCCATCAGTACCAGACATAAACGTGCCTCCAGGGCATGTGAAATAGCGCCCACCAGGGGCGCTGGTCATTACTGTTTTCAGGAAGCGGAGTCAGTCCGCTTGTATCCGTCGCCCATCGCCTTACGAAGGGCAATAAGCTTCTCGCGACCCTTCTTGCCGCGAGTATGCTTGATCCAGAGGTCTTCGGCCTCCAGATACTGATCCCGACCGGGCCAATCGTCCCGGTCAAAAACGGGAACCACTCGACAATCGCAGTTCTCGTGCCATCGATTCATCAGCTTCATCAGCTGGGAGTCATCCCCAGTCCGATTATAGCGATTCCAAATCTCCAGAGCGCTGACATTCGAGCCAGCGTCCAGACCCGCCTGGTCCGCGTCCTTGTAGACCGGCCCGCGGGAAATCAACATCAGACAGAAGGCGCACGACTCGCCGCCACCGGCGACCCGGGCCCAACCGACCGCCCTCCGGTCGGTACGGACCGCCTCCCGGAGCGTCCGGCGCCCGCCCGCCAAGGCCTGCTTCTGGGCCTGACGAATCACGGCTGCCAGATCCTCTTCGGTCGCGTTCTCGCGAGAGAACTGCTCCCGAGCAGGCTCCAGGCCCTCGATCACGAACTCCGGTCGGGTCTCGCTCAGGAAGATCGGGTGCCGATCCAGGTCCGGCCTGGAATCCCCGACCCCCGAACGCACGATCGCCGTCGGATCGACCGACGGCGGGACGTGCAACTTCCGCTCGGAGTCGTAGAACTGGCGGGCAAGCTCAGAACTACGCCGGTGCGCCGCTGCGATCAGCTCGTACACGAGCATGACCAGCGACAACCAGCTCTCCTCGTCCTGCTCGTCCTCAAGGAAAGGACGCAGGTACAGCGCCAGGAAGATGGCTAGGTTCGCCGTGTTCTGCTGCTCGGCGCGTGTGTACTCCTCGTACGTCACGCCGCCGCCTGCTGCCTAGCGAACTCCGGGGGAGTCCGACCCTCCTGGTCGGGCCCCGTGGTCTCACCCTGGGGGAGTGTGCCGATCTGTCGGGCCAGCATGCCCATCGGGCCCTTCTGCTGGTCTTCCTCGTCCCACTCCCGCATCTCCTCGCGCTCCTCGTCGGTGTATCCAAGATCGATACGAGCGCGCTCGGTCGGGATGATGCCTGAAGACTTAAGCTTGCTGACCGCATCAGCCTTAGAAGCGAACGTAGGAGTACTCGGGTCGCGCCAGATCGTCTCCAGCCGGTACAGCTCCGGAGACACCGAACCATCGATGACCAGCTTGCACAGGCGCATCACCTGCTCCCAGGCGCCGCCGAACATCCTAGCCTTCCGCTCGCACTTCTTGACCAGCCGAGACTCGCTCGACTTGATCGCCTCGGCGGACGCTGGGTTGTCCGAGTTGAAGGACAAGTACTGCGGCGGCAGGCCCGTGTAGCTCGCAATGTGCTTGGCCAGCTGCTCCAGGACCTCGGTGAAGTTCCGAAGCTCGGCGGAGCTGAATTGGAACGCCTTGGCCGTCTCGTTCTCCAGCGCGATGATGCGCGCCATGTAGGTTTCGAGAACCGACGTATTGGACCCGGGATCAATCAGGTCCTCGGCGTTCACACCGAAAAGCACGCGCTGCGGAACAGCCATCAGCTCCGAGGCCGCCTGCATGTTCATCATCGTCCGGGCCGCAGCGTCCGTGAAGCTGCGAATCTCGGGCGTGATCTCCGAGGTCCCCTGACGATCGCTCAGGCGCTCGCGGTTGTACATCGGCACCACAGGCACAACCCCCAGGTTGTGCACCGTGGGTGCCTGCTCGGCCTGCCACTTACCCCCGACGTTCACGAGGTAGTGCGTCTCGTCCGGAAGGTAGAGCGTCGCGTACTGGAGCTGCTCCTCATCCCACCGCACAGGCTTGTACAGCCGGATCGCCCGGGTCACCTTGCGGGTGCGCGGATCCACCTCGGCGTACATGTTCAGCGGCGACTCAACTCGGATGATCGGGACGCCCGGCTCGTCACCGGCGTCCACGTCGGGCGCAGCCACCGTGATGTACGACCGACCGTAGATCAGGGCGTCCAGGTGCGCCAGGGACGACTCCTCGTCCATGTCGTTCGCCTGCCACCAGTCCCACAGGTCGTCAACCTGCTCGGACTGACCGGCCAGACGGAAGCCCTCGACATCCAGACGCTCCTCTATGGAGTCCAGGATCATTCGGGGCCATCCGATGGCCGCCGTCAGGCACCGCATCTCGGGCGGGGTCGCGAGACCGATGGCCTCCAGCCGGTGCGTGGCCTCGTAGTACTGGGCGGACTCTCTCAAACTCTTTTCCTGTGCATACAGGAAGTCCGCCAGATCGTTTACCTGTTCTGGAATAGTCTTAGCCACGGAGCACCACGGCCTTGCGTGAACGGTTCTTCTTACTCATCAACACTTCCTGCCTGGCCCCGAAGGCCAGAACCGCGCAGACCGCAGCGTCGATCTTGCGAGAAGAATCCTTGGTGGCCTTACGGATGCTGATAGCGTCGTAGGTCGTCGGATGCCGTACGGCGTTGAGCACGTGCTGGCGGAGCAAGCGGTTACCGTCGTGCTTCAGCTCCTGCTCCAGCACGGCATCAACAAAGCGCTCACAATCGAACGCAAACCTCTTCTGATTGCCCCGCATGTCGAATGCGATCGGATGACCGGCGGTCGCGCTCACGACAAGCTTCCGACCAAAATCCCGGCTCCACGCATCGACGTACGATTCAAACTCCTTCATGTCGGCGCGCATCGCGACAACCTGGTAACGCTGGAACGCCGAACGAACGACCGCGTCCACTTCCTCGCGGGGCACCTCGAAAGACCCGTCCGGGTTCTTGTAGTTCTCCGGATTCCAGTGCCCGAGCAGGAAGAGCGCGCCGTCCTCAACACGGCACGCGACCAGCGCGGTGTGGTCGTTCGACTTGGACCCGTCGAAACCCAGCGTGATCCGGTCCTTCGGATTCAACCGAAGCGACCGGTCTTCAACCATGTCCCACTCGCGAGGAGCTATCCAGGCGTCCTCGGCGGCGTTGATCTGGTTGAGGAACTTGCGGCGCGACTCGGTCACCGGGTTACGCACGTCCAGGATGGACGCGATGATCGAATCCGGATCAAGCCACGTCGCATCGCCCCGGGCGATGATGATGCCCTGGCGAAGCTTCTCGATCCCCTGCTCGTACCCCTGGGGATCGACGTCCTTCGGGGGTATCTCCGAGATCGGGGTGTCGGCAGGCGCCTCCAGCGCGTCGTACATCACGCCGGTGTCGACCGCCTGCCCGGCCTCGACAGCGCGCCACGCCTCGTAGTCTCGCTCGGCAACCGACTCCTGGCCGGGAATGTGGCCGTTGCAGATCGACAGGATCCGCGACCCCTCGATCTTGGTCACGTTACCGTCGATGACATTCTTCATGTCGTGGCCCTGCACGGCCTCAACCCACCACTGTGTCTCGTTGCAGATGACGAAAGTAGGGCGGTTACCCTCCATCGAGTGCGGTGAGCTGGTCACCGCCTCGATACGACCACCATCGGACGAGTAGATGATGGTTTTGTTGATGTCCAGCCCGAACTCCTCCTTGAACTCCTGCGAAATCATCACAGGGAACAAGGAGAACGTGTTTTTCGTCTGCTCCTGGCTGACGGCCGCAACCTGGATCCACGCAGCATGCCGGGACTTACCGACGGCCTCGCCACAACCGGTGCAGGAGGGTCTGCCGCAGTGGTACTGCTCGCCGTCGCAGAACCCGTCGAACGCGACCGGGCCGCACAGCTCGGCGAGCGCCATAGAAGCCGCCAGCGGGTCCTTTCCCCACCCCTTGCAGCGGCGTAGGACGCCCTCGCGGTACACGTACCTACCGTTCTCATCGACCGCGTACCACCAGAGCAGGAAGCGGGCCTGCTCGTCGGTCGGGATGAACGGCTCGCCCGCGAACTGGCCGCCGGGCGACTTCACGTACTTGAACAGAAAGTCGAGAATGCCCCACCCGAGCGACCGTTCAGGCAGGTACCAACTTCCGTCTTCGTACTTACGCCATGTTGGACCGGTGATATACGCAGGGGCGGGGGCAAGAGCCTTAGTCAAGGCGCTGGACCCCTTAATGATGAGAGACTGCTGAAGCTCAGTAGTCGTGAGCAGACGGATTCGGGCATCTCCACCCGAACCGCTCATCCTTGATCATGAACTCGCCACAAACACTGCATCTCATTGCTGGACCC